TTCTCAGGCTCGGGATAAACCTCACCGTCGATCGTGTATCCGTACTCCTGCTCCTCCGTTGTGGTTTCAGCGGCCACGCGTAGCTCCTTCTGTTGGGCATCTCCTTACGAGGTGCCGATTCCGGCGGTGTCCGCGATGCGGAACGTCGCGGTCGTCTTGTACGGCTGACCACGCGTCGCAGACGGATCGTACGTCCGCAGCTGGCAGTTGCCGTGGTACGTCGTGCGGGTGTTGTCGATCAGGCCGTCCGGCTGCCAGGAGACCTGGAAGATCGTCCTGTTGTAGTGGAGCGGCCACAGGAGCGCTTCCGACTCCTTGGTGATGAACACGTCCCCGGTGAAGCCTTCAGCGCGGGTGCCGGACAGCGTCTCGTCCGAGCCCGACACGCTGAAGCCGGACACGTCCACGTCCTGGTCGTCCGACGTGAAGCCGAACGTGTCGAACGCGTTGCTCATGTCGACTCCGTCCACAGTGATGCGATCGTGGAGGGCAGTCTTCTTGGTGTAAGTCACTTGATTCCTCCTCTCTCGGTGACTGTTGCATCAGCCGACAACGTCGGCCAATCCTCTGGGAGTCCGTACTGGCCCTCCGCAAGCTTCGCCTCGACCTCCGCGATCACGATCACGTTGCCGCGGACGATGCCGCGCTCGAGCGCAGGGTCGAGCCTCGTCACGAACTGCTCGCCTGGACGGTGGCCCCGGTACTCGCGCTGGCCCTGCACCTCCAGCAGCAGGTACTTCACGCCGCCACCAAAGCGAGGTCGGCGTAGTACGCGCGCATCTCGTCCAGAGCTTCCGCTGGGTAGCAGTCCGCGAGAACCTCGAACGGGTCGGCCGGTGAGGATGCCCCGTGGATCGCGGTCACCTCTTTGTACGAGTTCAACTGGAGTCCGGGCGTCTTCCAGTCGACGATCTGACGTGCGTGAAGATGCCAATGCCTCACCTCCAGGTGGGGATTCGCGACACGGATGTTGGACAGGATCGACGTGTCGCAGCCGCGCATCCGGTCCTCGTCTGCGGGTCGGTAGTCGAGCGCCTCGAGCAACTCGCGCGGGATGATCCTGATTCCCGACCCTCCGTTGTAGCCGATCGTGGGAGAGACGATTTCCCTGCCGTCCTCGCGCACGAACGACATCTGCTGGAAGCCGAAGATCTCATGCGCGGAGGGCAAAGGTTCCGTGAAAAGTTTGTGGTCGAGCCAGTCATCTGATCCGCAGGGGACGACATAGTCGACCGGGTTCGGGTTGTAGCGCGGGTCGGTCGCTAGCTGGATGCCGTCGTTGAACTTCGCGGAGGTGTAGTCGTTCTCTCGGATCACCCAGCCGAACCGGAGATCATGCGGCCACAGATCCTCCAGCGTGTCCGCATCCGACACGACCACGGCGCTCGCCATGACGCCTTCTTCGATCAGCGCGTCGCATGTCCGGCGTAGCTGGCGTAGGCAGATCCGGGCGAGCTCCAGCCGTCCGTGAACCGGCACGACAAACCAGAGCGTCTTCACGCGGCCACCGGAGACATGTGGAAGGCGTTGGCCCACCAGTCCGGGTGGATCAGCATGTGCAGCTGCTTCGGATCGTCAGGCGTCTGTGGTGCCTCCGTCGTCGTGACGTACGCGTTGAGCAGAGACGCGATGTGCATGAAATCTTCCGGGTTCCACTTGCCACCGGAGTCGCTGAAGCGAAAGTTGAACGGCAGAGCACAGAAGAGCGCCTCGTACTCAAGACCGAAGTCAGCGAGCGGGCGAGGCTGCAAGAGCAGACTGGCAGCGCCACGGTTGATCTCACGCACGCCCCCCTCGACGATCGTGTCCCCCACTTGCCCGCGTCGGCACTCGAGGAACTGCTCGTCGTTGGCGAACCACGCCTCGCCATCTCCTGCTCCGTAGCTGCACAACCTGTCGCCGTGGCCCGCGGCACCGACGACATCGTGTCCAAGTCCGCGCAGCCGTGCGAGTGCTTCCTCGAGGATCTCGTCGGGGTCGCGGCCGGTGCGGAGCGCGTCCGCGAGCGCGTTGACGTGGATCCCGATCTCATGGCCGTGCAGCGCGATCACCTCCAGGTAGGACTCGAACCCTGGCTGATCCCAATAGCCGGAGCCGTGGAGGATGTAGTAGCTGGAGCGGTAACCGCGCTTCTGCTCCCACGCTGCCATATTCGTAGCTGTGAGGAGCGACATTTGGCTGTCGCAGTCGTGCCGCATCCCGATCGCGTTCGGGGCCCGGTCGCCGGCGACGACCTCGCGCAACGGGATGACCCTGTCGGCCTTCGACATGAACAGCGTGTCGAGATCCTCCAGGTCGGCCATGTTGAACGGTGCCCTATCGCGCATCTCGCACCTCGCGGCCACGCCTGATCGCCTCAGTCTTCAACTCGACTGCGTTCTCCATGTGCGCCATCCGGTTGTCGTCGTTGCCCCAGTCGAGCTCCTCAAAGCGAAGCGGCAACTGGACGGTCGGGGTGATGACGCCGATGATCGTGTCCGACCACATGCGGAAGAAGTCGTCGTGCGGGTAGTGCTCCAGGTAGCGGAGGTGAGCGTCGACCCAGAGCTCGCGGTTGCTGATCGAACCGGAGCCGGGGAAGACGAGGTCATCGTAGCCTCCCTCGATCCCCTGCCGGCGCGCTCCGTCCGACCAGTCCTTCCACATGCAGCCGACGAGATACGACTCTGAGTACGCAGCCAGGATCTGCATCTGATTCTCGGGCGGGTGGACGATGTCGTCGTCCTGGCTGTAGATGATCCCCGTGTCCGCGCGCAGGGCTCCGAGCAGCCGGCCGTACGTCATCTGGTCTTTCTCTTCGCGGCTGTTGTCCCAGACGATCACGTCGGGGAAGACGAGCGTGTCGATGATCGGGTCGAGGGGCACGTCGCCGCGCGTGACGATCACGGCGGTCACGTCACTTGGCGACAGCAAAGCTTCCCTCCAAGCGATGCATCTCGACGATGTGCTTGCGCCGGTCATAGGCCGTCAGTTCCGTTGCCCCGCGCGTCAGCCCGTGGCGCATGTACTTGAACCGTGCCCTGTCGCCGGGAGCGAACACCGCGCCGATCCGTGCGAGCCTGCGCCACAGCGCCCAGTCCTGCAGCGCGCAGTCGGGGAAGCCGCCAGCGTCGAGCAGGATGTCGGTGCGGACGAACGACCCAGCCACGAACGGGTTGTGGTCGAGCGCCAGGATCTCGGCGTTGTCCATCACGGGTGGGATGTAGACCTCTCTGTCGCTGCGCTCGTAGCCGCATTGGACAACATCGGCGTCGACATTCTCGATCCCCTCGAGCGCATCAGGGAAGGCGAGATCGTCGATGTCGTGGATCCAGACCCATTCGCTCTGCACCTGTTCGAGCGCGCTGTTCAGGTGGAATGCCTGCGGGTATGTGGAGCGGTTCTGGCGGCGGCGGAACACTTCGAGCACGCTGGTGATGTGTCGGTAGCGGTCGGTGCCGATGACCACTTCGCGCGGTGCCGGGTTGAGCATCCCGACGGCGTGCAGCCAGTCGCCCAGGTAGTTGTCGTGGGTCGCTCCGTACAGGCAGCTGATGATCGTCACGTCAACCATGCCACGTCCCCCTCCCTGAACCCGACGCGCTCCTTGTAGAAGCGAAGCCCCTCCTGCCCGGAGTCGTGGCGGTTGTAGTAGAGGATCCCGGCGTAGCCAGCCTGGTCCTCGACCATGCCGGCGAACAGGAGGTACATGATCTCGTCGATGAGGTAGTCGCCGTGGCCGAGGATCATCGACACCATGGCGAGCTCGTTGCTGCGGTGGAGCGTCAGGTAGGCGACGAGGTTGAGGCGCGGCGACAGGACACCATAGGTGCGCGTGTTGTGCAGGTCGCACGGGAACTGCGGAAGGCGTCCGCGCTCGATGTGGTGCAGATACCCGTCCGCCATCGGGCGTCCCTGGCGCTGGTCGAGCGACGTGTTGATCGCATAAATGTCGTCGGCGTACTGGCTGTAGTCGACCTCGTTGAAGACGTAGCCGCGCCGCTGACAGCGGTCTGCGCGCTTCCGCGCTGTCCGGTGCTGCGCGCGCCACTCTTCGAGCGTCTCGGGACACGCCATGATCGACACGCCGCGCTGGTAGCGGATCGGCTCAAGCGTCTCATAGAGATGTCGCGCGTGAGAGTCGCAGTCTTCATCGATGCAGTGACCTATCAGAGACACCGGGTGCGCCATCGTCTCAATCACGGCGCATCACCAGCCAGCCGACCCTCTCGTTGCGAGGGAAGTACGAGGGTGTCCATCCCGACGGCGCGTACAGCGGCCTGTCGACATGCACGGTGACTGTCACCATCTTGCGCGCTACCTTCGTCCACAGGGAACGTCTCTCCCAGACGCGCTCGGCCAGGTTGCCCATGTACGGATCGACTGTCACGACATCCCACTCGCGTCCGTCCTCTGCTGCTTGCTCCACGAAATCCCATGCATCATCGACATGGAAGGCGTGCGTTCCCGGCATGAGTTCGGCCGTCTCGAGCAGCTTGTCCGCGTCCGTGTCGACGAAGTCGATGGTCATGCCGGCGCGGATCAGGTGGATACCGTCGTTCCAGCCCCAGAACCCGGCCGCGAACAGCGAGAGGGCTGTCCCTCCGTCTTTTGGTAGCAGGAAGGACGGGTAGGGCTGGGCGTTGCGATTCAACGCGTCGAACGTCTCGGGCTTGGCGATCACGAGTAGAAGACCTCGATCAGCGTCAGCGCAATGACAATGCAGACGATCATTCCGAGGAGCACCATGAATCCGTCGCTGCGTATCAACTCTGCGCCTTGATGACGACGACCTGGAGCAGCGAGCCGAGGAAGAACCCGTCGCCGTTCACGTCCGTAAAGTCGGTGTAGCCGGACCATGGGAACCCGTCCTGCCACTTCAGATCCTGCGCCCAGCCGCCGAGGGTGTGATCCGTGTCGAGCGCCTTGACGATCGACATGTCATCCTCGTCGTCCATCAGCGCGAGCAGAACGTCCTCTCCCGTGTACAGGTCTGCGGTGGACACTCGCACCCGGATCGTGATCGGGATCCCGCCGTACAGATCACCGTAGGCGGCAAGGCCAGCCTCGAGTCCGGTCGGGTTGGCGATCAGCATGTCGATCGCTGGTGTCTCCGCGATCGAGAATGCGCGAGGCTCGAAGTGCAGCGTCACCGGGGAAACCGGCTGGAGCTCGTCCTCAAGTTGTTCGGCCATGGCGTCCATGACCTGGGCGATCGTCGCCATCGCTCTAAGCGATGCCCCACTGCTGTTTCACGGTTGCGAGACGCTGCCCGTACCGCTCCCATGAGTAGCGCCCGAACGTGGACGGGACAGCCTCATCGACGACTCCCAGGATTCCGGGTGCCGACTCGGTGTGCCGCCACAGGTCAGCTGCCCGGTCGAGGTTCACCGACGCGCAAAGGGCGACATCGGACTCGCTCAGGTCGCCGGGGTCGACGAGGTCGATCTCGGCCATGATCTCATTGGCCGCGACGAGCAGAACCCTGTCCGCAGCGGCGGTCTGATCGCTGGTGGGAGTCTTGATCTTCAGGATCCTGAACAACTCAGTGGCGGTCGTGAACGGCTGTACCGTGAGGCCGAAGTCCTGAATCGGATCCGTCGGAAGCGAAGTCCCGGCCGAAGCGTCGGCCCAGACGATCCTGTACCACTTCTGCGGCGTGTTGCTCGCAAGGCTCGTGGTCAGGTTGCGAACCTGCGGGTTGGCGGGGTCACCATCGACGGGGTCAAGCGTGAGCGCATCGATCTGCGCCCACGACCCGGACGGTGCATCGGCCTGTTGGACTCGAGCCACCGTCCATGGCACGTCGTCGAAGCGCGCCGGCGGCGTGTAGTTCTTGAACGAGAAGACGGACATCTACTTCTTCTTCTTCGCCTTCGGCTTCGGCTTGGCCTTCTGCGGTGCGCCGAGCCCGGCGAGATTGTTAGTCGTGGTCGACTTCGTTGTCTCGCCGGTCGGGTTGTAGAACCCCATCGCTCGGCGCTTCGTGTACGGGGTCATGCTCAGTTGTCCGGCGTCGGCATCTGCGCGAACGAGTTACCGGCAGGCAGCTGCTCCGCGATCTGCGATGGGACATTGCCGCCGCTGCCCGTGCTCGCGTCTCCCGGCATCTCCACGTCGGGCGAAGCAACATCTCCGGGCGCGGGGGCCACATTCGTCCCGTAGTTGCCTCCGTCGGTGGGCATCTCCTGCCCCGACGGGTTGTACGGCTCCGGGCCTGCCGGCATGCCTCCCGTGTTCTCCTGCGTCCCCGACTCCATCCCTGACATCTCACTCATGCTCTCTCCTTTCGGAAGCGGGAGGGTCCGACTCCCTGGAGCCGGACCCTCCCTTTCCCCTCTACGCCCCGTACCTTTACGAGGCGGTCGTTACGAGTGCGAACGCACCGTCGTCGACCACATCGGCCTCGAAGGCTCCGATGAGTCCGACCTCGACGCCACCGATCGCCGGCTCGACGACGCGGAGCTCGACCGGAGCACCAGCCGTCTCTGCGACGAGCAGTCCCGCCGAATCACCGACGATGATCGTGCCAGCGTCAAGTCCACGCGAGATCACAAGGTTCATCGGCCCGATGTTCTGGCCGTTGACGCTCATGAACTGCGTGAACGCGCTGGTCGTGAGGCCCAGGAAGTAGCCGAAGCGGTCCGGGGCGAGGTAGACCGTGTCTGCGACACGGCCGCTGTTCGCGAACACGGCGGCGTAGCCAGCACCGATGCCCGTCATGTGCTGGGCGTAGGTGTCAGTCGCACCGACCTGCGTCGAGATGTGATGCGAGTACGCGGAATCGGTGACCGCCTTGGCGGCGTCCTGCTCCGTCTTCAGCGCGTAGTCGGCCGCGGCCAGATCGAACCACAGGGACAACGCGTCCGGCGTCGTCCAGTTGATCGCCTGCCACGACAGGTCGCCGCCGCCGAGGTACGTCGAGGCGGTCTGCGTGACCAAATCGACGACCATGCCCTGGTTGCCTGCCTCCGTCTTCTGCGAGGCCTGCACCGAGACGATCGGACGGGTGGTGACCTTCGGGTAGGTGAGCGTGCCCCGCATCAGCGAGGTCCTCATGCCCGAGTTGACCAGATTCCGGTTCTTGTTGATGATCTGGAAGATCTGGTCGAGGTACTGCGGCGTCTGCAGACCGGCGACGTTCGAGGAGAGCGTGTTCGCCGGGACCCTCTGGAGCAGCTGAAGCCGCTCGCGAGCCTTGAGCACGACATCGTTGCCGCCCGCCAGCTGGGCGATCTTGTCGCACTGGGTCGTGCCACGCGTCAGGATCATGTCCAGCGCGTACGTCGAGAAGTCGCGGTACATGACGCCGTCGCCGTCGACCTCGACACCGTCCTCGATGCCGGCCATGGCCTTGCGGGCCTGGCGGGCCATGTCGATCGCGGCCTTCGTGGCCGAGATGTCCTCGGTCAGCTTCGTGGTCTCCGCGTCGATCTCGGTGACGCGCTCCCGGTACCGCAGGATGTGGTCCTGCTCGACATCGTTGAGCACCTTGTCCGTCCGCTCGTTGACAGACGCGTTCAGCGCCTCCCATTTCTCGGTCGTGACTTCGCGCTCGTCGAGCAGCAACGCGAGGCGGGTTTCCGCCTGCGTGGTTGCGCTCATTACTGCACCTCCGAACTGGTTGACATTGACGTTGCGCGGCGGGTGTCGATGTCAGGGGTGCCGGTCAGTGCCGGGGTGCCTGTTAGCTCGAGGTGCGCCTGTTGTGAGCGGTTCAAGAGTAGAGGATCAGGTGGATGAACTGGTCGAGGAGAACGTGTCGAGGATCTTCTTCAGCTTGATCTCGGCCGCGTCTCGCTGCTCTGCCGACGCTGCCAGCGGGTTGCCTTTGCCGATCTCCGACAACGCAGCCCTGACGCCTCCGACGTTGATCTCGCCGCTCGGCTCCTTGTAGGGGAGGTGGCAGCGGTCCTTCGTCTTCGGCCCGCCGCTCGGGTTCAGGTCGATCGCGGCGGCGGCGCAGTACGCCTCAGGCGTGTCGAAGCGGGAAGCGCTCCCGTCCCAGGGGATCTCCGTGTAGCCGCGCTCGAGCAGGATCGCCATCCCGTCGGGCAGCGGAATGCCGAGTTCCAGGCACCGCTCGAGGATCTCCAGGTTCGGCTTGGGAGGAAGCATGTCCTCGTCGATGATCATGTCTTCGCCCTCTCGCAGAGCGAGAATCTCTGCCTGTGAATAGGCAGGCCCGATTGCGAGGGCAACCGAGTCGAGATGCGCACTCTTCCGCTGAACGACTCCATCACTTGTGCGAACGCTGCCGCCGGGGCGAGGCATGAACTCAGCCGAGACTCCGTCATACCCTCCGGTTCTGACGAGCTCGCGAGCCACTTCAGCCTCGTTGTTCTCGAGAAATAGGAACTCCCCCTCGACGCCGCCGGCGTTCTCCCGAAGGGCGGTCCCGTTGCCGACGACTCCGTTCAGGCCGGACTTGCGGTCACCGTTGCGGTCGATCGCGGCGTGATCGGTGCGAAGACGCACGCGATTAGCCGCGTTCATCTGCCGACTGAACACACCCGGCAGGAACTCCTCCTTGTACGGCCGGAAGTCCGGCGGATCCGCGACATCCGCGATCTGACCGAACGGGACGATGCGGACATGAAGCGTTCGACCGTCAAGTTCATGCTGCGCCACGGCGAAGGTGCGGATTTTGATGTTGTCAACCGTGGCTTCCTCCACAACTTCGCTCATCAGTTCCTCCCTAGTCCGACCAGCCGAGGTTGTGGCGGCTGGTTCTGTTGTGCCGGCGATGCCCCCGCCGTGGGCGGGGCATCCGGCGTCTGTGGGGCATCCTCAGCCGCGCGCTGCGGATCGTCAGCCTCAGTGGCGAACGGTCCGGCGGTGACGCCCTGCTCGAGATGCAGCGGCATGAACGTGTCGTTCGCGTCGAACCAGACCCACTGGCCCGACGGCAGCGCCTGCGAGGTGAACGCGTCCGCGATCCTCTTCGCGGTCGGGCGGAGCTCGAAGCGCCACCACATCTCGCCCAGCATCCCTGGGTTCTGATAGGTCAGGCTCGCGTTGCCACGACCGCCACCGACTGTCAGGTTCAGCAGGATGGCGGGGATACCGAACGCAGCCGCGAGCGCGACCGCGTTGAAGTCCTGGTTCTCGAGCAGCGACAGATCCTTCGGGTTGAAGGACAACTGCTCGAAGTCGAGCTCGGGCGGCAGCACGGGAGGCGCACCTGAGCGTGCGGAAGTCCTTGCCTGCCACTGGGTCTGGATCGCTTCGGCCTGCGCCGAGTCCAGCTTGCGCTGCGACTTGAGCGCCACCTTCGGGATCCCTCCCGTGTTCACCTCGAGAGCCGCGTTGCCAGCGGCGAGCAGGCCCCAGGCCAGCTGCGCGTAGGCGCGAATCGTCGGGGTGCCGTGCGCCTGGAAGGTTGCCTGCGCGCCGGGGTTGCGGTCGATCTGGATCACGTCCGCGGGGTCGAGAGTATCGCCGCCCAGGATCTTGTACTCGCGCACACCGTCCCGCCACAGCGGCTCGCAGATCCGGGCCGGGATCGTCGTCCAGTTGCGCGGGAACCCGTTCGCGTACCGCTGCGTGATGTAGGCGAGCGCGTACCCCCAGCCGTACATGTCCGCGACGAGCGAGAAGATCGCGTCCGAGACACCGTTCGGGTAGAAGAGCGGGTCCGGGTTGCAGACCCACATCGGCTCCGTCGCGTCCACCACGTTGGGTGCCTCGAAGCGCAGCGGCATCGACGCGATCTGTTGCGCGTTCATCTGGATGCAGCGGTTCGAGATCCAGGTGCGCTCCGCAAGCAGGCCGTTACCGGGCCAGAACATCTGGCCGGCTGCGTTGAGCCCGTTCTCCGTCCAGAAGTTCGGGATGATCGAATCCCAGAGGCTCATGTTCGTCCCCTCGAGCGGTTCGACATCGCGCGTCAGGAGAGCCTCTTCGCGATGGACGATCGGCTGGCCCACGTCGGGGCGCGGACCCAGGATCCTGTCGAGCAGGCTCATGCGCGCATCCTCTCGACGACCTGGGCCGCGACCAGCGCGCTCAGGCAGACGACGATCCAACCCTCCGTCTTCCAGACGCCGCCCCACAGAACGTCGACGACCCCGACCAGCCCTGCGCCGAGGGAGATCAACATCAGTGCCCTCACCATCAGAAGATCATCACCTCGCTGTTCGCGATGTCCCTGTCCATTGCCGACCACAATCCGATCGAGGAGGAGATGATCGGGCCCGGATCCGTCTTCGACTTGGAGCGAGACCATGCCCAACGGTCGACCAATGGCCGCGTGCGAGCTCCGCGCACCGAGGTCGACAACTCCTCCTGGCCCAGATGGATCAGGTCGTTCTCCTCGACGGCGGTCGCGAACTGCCCGCAGGCGTCCGCGTACTCGCCCGTCTTCAGGCGGCGCACATCGAGGCCGGTCTGCTCCTCGATCTGCTTCGCGATGGCGTTCGCCGGACCGAACCCGTCACAGACGAGCTCGATCACCTCATGCTTCTCGCACAGGCCAACGACGTACTCGGGAACCCAGCCCGTGCCGGAACGACAGCTGACCATCTCCACCATCTTGCGGCCCCGCTCGTTCAAGCCTGCCGCCGTGATAGTCGTCCGACGGTTCGGTGCCACATCGAACGCAATGCAGATCGGATCCACCAGTACGGCTTCAGCATCCTCGCACGCCTCCCACTTCTCCTGACTGATCTCCTGGTTGCCGACCAGATCGGTGTCCGGGTAGTCGCCCACGTTCAAGAGCTCGGTCACGAACTGCCGCCAGCCGAGCAGCCGGATCTCCTTCGCCATGTGCTTCTCCGTCACGCGGCCCCTGACCATCGCCCAGTTCACCTCGAGCCACGCAGCCGGGTCGCGCGCCACGTCCTCGGGCACCTCGTCCGGGGACTCGAAGTCCAGCGAGTACTCGTGGTAGACGAGCGAATCCTCCACGCCGTCGATGCCGCGCTCGCGCACCCGAGTCCACACGATCGCGTGATCGTCCTTGTCCTGGTCGGGCGCGTTGCCGGCGTAGACAAGCTGGGGCCCGCGCTCCGCAGTCGAGGCGCGCAACGTCGGCACCATCGTGCCGTGCGCCCACTCGGACAGGATCTGCGCCTCGTCGAGCACCAGCAGCGCCACGTCGTCGACACCTTTCAGGCCCGACTTCGTCCGCGTCCTGAACTCGATCTTCGACCCGTCCTGCAACGTGATCGCCTCGTCGCCGTGGGAGTAGCGGAACCCGACCAGCCGCTGCGTCCCCAGACCCGACCGCTCCACCAGGGCGAGCAGATCGTCATTGTCACGGATCGCCTTCTCGAGGCGCTGGAAGTGGCGAGCCGACGTCTTGAACTCATGGGCCGAATGGATGATCAGCCGCTCGTCCAGCACGAAGATGCCGTAGAGCTCGCGCGCCAGCAGAACCTCACCCTTGCCGTTCTGCCGCGGCGCGGACAAAGCGAACTCGAACGACTGCCAGCGGCCGTTCTCGTCCACGCCCAGCATCGAGCGCAGCATGAACTCCTGCTCGGGATCCAGCCGCAGCTTGTGCTCGCGGCACCACTCGACCGCGTGGTCACCGATCGACCAGTCCGCCGCGTCCGGCACATGGCAGATGCGCGGCATGACCAGATCCGCTTCGACCACGACCGCCTCCGCTACCACTGCCTCGACCTCCGAGTCTTCGCGTTCCGCTTCCGAGCGCCGGCACTCCGGTTACACGCCCGATGGGCCGGACCCATCCAATGACGGCGGTCATCCGAGTGATCCAGATCCCACGGCTCCAGTGGGTGGATGAACCCACCGACCGGAACGCCGTTGATCTGATCAGACTTCAAACAGTCCGCGCCGCGGGCACACCGCACCTGACCCCCCAGCACAATCACCCTCCATCTGCGGCGTTCCGACTGATGCCTCGTCCCGTAGCCGCGCAACGACGTTGCCCTTCTAGGAAACGACCGTTTCGTTCTCAGAGACGGAAATCTGCC